GCATCAGCGTCGGCACGATAGGCTCAAACAAGCGCCTGGCATGGTTCCAGCAGGGGCATATGCGTAACTGGCGCATCCAGCGATTTCGCGGCGATAGTGATGCTCACCTGTCATTTATGCGCCTGGAAGCGCAGATTGAAGCATTGGCCTACTGATGGCAACCGCACCTATTTCTCGCCGGCTCAATCTCACGCGCGATCAGCTTGCGGCGTTTCTGACCGACCAGCAACAGATCAGACAGTTTGAGTTGTTGTTTTCGACGGTTGACACCTTACAAGTCATTGTCGGCACAGACTTTGAGTATCAGGCAGACACAGCGGCAGCAAATGCAAACAACGCACTAGCGCAGATCAGCGCACTATCGCAAGAGGCAGCAGTCAGCGCAGCAATCATTGATGGCAAGACCACCCTAGCACTGGATCAGATTGCAACCTTGGCGCAAGAAACGTCTGTCAGCATCGCGTCAGCCGAGAACAAAGTCAACCAGGCAATGGCCCTAATCGCTCAACTGACAGCGGCTGTGGAAGGGTTGCAAATGACCCCAGCCCCGCGAGAGTTTAAGCGCAGCCGGTACGGATCGTTCTACGATACGACAACGCAGGTAGCCACGGTTATCAATACGGCCAAAGCCATCACATTCAACACGACTGATCTAAGCCAGGGTGTGTTTCTGTCAACCACATCAAGGGTGATGGTGGACACAGAAGGCATCTACAACTTCGACACATCATTTCAGCTTGATAAAACTGCTGGCGGCACAGGAATCTTTGACTTTTGGTTTCGTTTGAATGGTGTGGATGTGACAGACAGCGCCAGCAGAATCAGAGTGCAAGGCAACAATGCCGAAGTTTTTTCATCGCTTAATTATTTCTTTGATCTCAAAGCAAATGATTATGTTGAACTGATGTTCGCAGTCACTGATCTCAGCGTCGAAATTACTGCCTTTCCAGCGGCGGCGCCGCATCCAGGCATTCCGTCCATCATTCTCACTGTCAACAATATCGGAGGTATCCAATGACTGTATCAATTAAGGTGCTGATTCCAGCAAAGCAGGCAGAGAACGCACAAACAACACAGTACACGGCCACCAACTGCAAGGCTCTGATTGACAAGTTCACCGCCACCAACACCAGCGCGGCCAACGTCACGATTAGCGTCAACCTGGTGACCAGCGGCGGCAGTGCGGCTACTTCCAATCTGATCGTGGATGCTCGCAGCATTGCACCAGACGAGACCTACACCTTCCCTGAGTTGGTTGGCCAGGCACTTGAACAAAGCGGGTTTATCAGCACCATCGCCGGTGCAGCCACATCATTGACCATCCGCGCATCAGGCCGCGAAATCACCTAAAGGATTGCCATGAAACAATTTATGATGATTCCCAAAGGCTTTGCCGGCCTGCCGATGGATGAAGAATTCTTGACCACAGGCGAGAATAAGAAGAACTACGCCATCGCGGTCCAAGATTGGAACTATGGCCCCGAAGTACCGACCAACGAACCAGGTGCCAACAAACCGTTCTATGCAGGGTTAGCAGAGGCCATGCAGTGCAACGAGAAGGATGCACGGCGCAAGCACTGCTCCAATTGCGAGTATTACGACAACACCTTCATGACCCAGGTGAAGATTGAGCGCATCCCGCTTGCTACCTATGACAAGGGCGCAGGGTTCAGAGGCCATTGCGAAAAGCTGAACTTTATTTGCAACGACATGAGAGTTTGTCAGGCTTGGGAAGAACGCGAATCTGAGATGGATTGAATATGTGCGAAAATTCTGCTGCTGAGTCTATCGGGCCACCAGCAGCTCACCCTGTACAGGAGTGTTTGATGGGCAATGTGGCGGTTCAGGCAATTGGCGTTCCAGCAATGCATCTGCCAATCTATCGCTTGGAGGCTGAGTTACTCAAGCTGCCCCAGGTTGATATGCCTGTTACTCACGCTTTTTGTGCTGGCCTGTACGCTCGCACTATGCACATTCCTGCTGGTACTGTTTTGACGGGTGCGGTTCACAAAGAGGAATCATTCTTCTTGGTTCGCAAAGGCGAATTGATTGTCAGCACCGACAGTGGCCCACAAACCATTCGTTCAGGTGACATGAGCGTTTCAAAGATTGGCACAAAGCGTGCTGGCATTACCTTGACTGACGTTGAAGTAACCACATTTCACGCCAACCCGACAAACGAGCAGGAACCGCAAGCCCTATGGGACTTGTTCACCATTCCAGCCATTGAAGCTGTGAAATTGGAGAAATTAACATGACATTTGGTTTATCAGGAGCAGCCCTGGCCGGCATTGCAGTTGGTGGAGCAACACTTGTTTCAGGTTTGGCCCAATCCAATGCAGCATCAAGTGCAGCAGCTACACAAGCAGGATCTGCCCAAGCTGGCATTGATGAGCAACGTAGGCAGAATGAAGTTGTCCAGAAGTTGCTTGCACCTTATGTTCAGGCTGGCGGCGGAGCGCTCGGGGCTTATGCACCTTATCAAGAAGCTGGCGCTGGTGCATTGCCAACACTCCAACAATACGCACAGGCTGGCGCCCCAGCACTTGAGCAGCAGCAGGCTTTAATCGGTCTCAGAGGGCCAGAAGCACAGCGACAAGCCATTGCAGGCATTAGTGGCGGCGAGCAATTCAAAGCCCTTACCGAGCAAGGCGAGGGAGCATTGTTGTCAAGGGCATCTGCCACAGGTGGCTTGCGCGGCGGCAATCTTCAAGGCGCATTGGCTCAGTTTCGCCCACAATTGCTAAACGAATTGATCAACCAGCAATATGGCAGGCTTGGCGGCTTGGCAGCCACAGGTGGCACGGTAGCGCAAAACCTGGCATCTAGCGGCCTGAGTGCAACGGGTGAACTTGCAAGAATTGGTCAGGCGTCAGCTGCTGGTGTCGGCACGGCTGGATCACAAACCGGCGCAAACATTGCCAATCTTTTGGGTCAACAAGGTGCAGCTATGGCTGGCGCAGACATTGCACAGGGCCGCGCATTTGGTGCAATTCCTGGGGCTATTGCTGGTGGTCTTGGAATATTTCAGGGATTGGGAGGGAAGTTTTAATGGTCGCTCCTATTGACTACGGCGTACAAATCGCTGACCCAACACAGGCATTTTTGAGTGCCTTTAATACTGGCGCAAGCATTCAAGAAGCGCAATTCAAACAGCAGCAGCAGCAGCAACAAGCAGCCCAGCAGCAACTGATTCAGGCAGGTTTTAAAAAGCTACAGCAACCAGGTGCCACTGCTGCTGACTATGCAAATCTTGCCATGATGTTGCCTGAAACACAGGCCAAATCAGTGCGCGAAAGTTTCAATATGTTGTCAGGCGAACGTCAGCAAACCGCATTGCGACAATCTGGCGAAGTGTTTTCTGCATTCAAATCAGGAAAGCCAGAGATTGCCATTACTTTGCTTGACCAGCAGATTGAAGGCAAACGCAATGCTGGAGACGAGGCCGGCGCTAAGTTTTTGGAAACATGGCGTGATGTTGCCAAGGAAAACCCAAAAGCTACGGAAGATTATTTTGGCTTCACTATCTCTCAAATTCCTGGCGGTGACAAGGTAATCACTAGCGCAATTGCGTTAGAGGGCGAGCGAAGAGCCCAAGCAAAACAACCATTTGAAGTGCGGAAACTCACTGCTGAAACCATTGTTGAAGAACAAAAAGCCAAGTATGCCCCAGAGAAGTTTGGTTTGGAAATCAACCTAACTCAATCTCAGATTGACCAAGCTAAAGCTGCAATGCGTGCATCTGATGCTGCGGCAAAGAAATCTGGTGCAGAAGCAACACGTGCCGAGGCAGAAGCTGCTCAGATGGCAATTGGCGTTATTCCTGCCGACAAGCGACCAGAGGTTGAAGGTAAGTTCCGTACTGAGTACAACACCCAGACCAAGCCTTATCAGGAAGTTAAGTCAGCATACGGGCGAATGCTTGCGTCTGAGGACACTGCGGTCGGTGACTTGTCTTTGATTTTTGGTTACATGAAAATGCTTGACCCAGGCTCTGTGGTGCGCGAGGGTGAGTTTGCTACTGCACAGAACGCAGCTGGCGTGCCAGAGCGCATCATGAACGTCTACAACAGACTGATTAGCGGGGAACGTCTTAATGCTTCTCAGCGCAATTCCTTCAAGGGCCAAGCTAAAGGCCTGTACAACAGCGCACTTGAAGGCGAGAAAACAGTTCGTACTGGACTTGAGCGTATTGCCACAGGCTATGGTCTAAACACAAACAACATTTTCTATACGCCGGCCGAGACTGCACCTGTTGCACAGACTTCGCTAACGGTAACGCCGCTACCGCCACCACCAGCGCCCCCGCCTGCTCCAGCCCCTGCACCTGCTGCGGCAACTCCCCCTGCTGCTGGTCAACGAAACATAACGGTGGATTACTGATATGCCATACAGCATCACCACCAAAGATGGCATCACCATCAACAACATCCCCGACGATGTTGCACCAGATTCGCCTAGCCTGAAAGCACGGGTTGCAGCAATTCGTGCCGGTAATGCTCCAGCTGCCCCGGCATCTGCTCCAGCTTCTCCAGCATCTGCAATGGCGGCTCCAGCCCCTGCCCCTGCACTACCAGTAGCGCCGCCAGCACCAGCACTGCCTGTAGCAGTAGCTCCACCAGCCCCGGCCCCAGCACCATTGGCCCCGCCTGCGCCACAAGCTGCCCCTGTTTCCCTGGCTGCAAGCGCTCAAGTTACGCCAAC